ATGATTTGCTGGTCTTGTCTGTCGGAGACTCTTTCCAAAGCGCTTACGCGTTGTTCGAGCGTCTTTTGCTCCCCCTTAAATACAGTGAATTCATGTTGTATCTGGTTCATATCTGGTACCTCCGTCACTTTTGACATTAGTACGCCCCCCTTTTATCTATCTCATACGTTTCACCTCCTTCGAGGCAAAATAAAAAAGCCTTATTTATTGGCTTCTGTTTGTTCCTCGTATGGTTGCCCTGTTACTTCCTGAAACTGATCCGGTGTAACATATGCAGCCGCCACACCCTCTTTCATATCTTTGACGGTACAATCGTTAAAACCCATTGCCTGCTTTACCATTGCTGTTGTCGCCCACTTGTAGAACAAGGCATATACCCAGAAATTAAGATTCACTGGTCATTCCCCCTTCCAATTCCAATACTTTAAGCTTTAAGGCGGCAAGCTGTTCGCCCATTGACATATTTACTGCTTCAGCCTGCTTTCGTGCTAGGATTTCATTTGTAAGCTGCACCCCTAGAGCTTGCTGGCCTTCTTCAGCTTGCTTTCTTGCAAGCTCTTCGGCTGATAGTTGTTGCCCAATCCTATAAAGCTGATCTTTTACTGGATCAGGTTCGGTAACTATCTCTTTTTTCAAGCTGTCTTTATATTCTTGATCAGCCGTTTCGATCCAAGTATTCTTTTCTTTATCAAATTTAGGCCGCCACATTCCCGCGCCATCAGCCGATAATGGAGGAATGTCCGTAGCGTTATCAGGCATGTCGTACTCTCCGGTTTCCGGATCGAATGATAATTCAACAGGCTTTCCAATATAAATATTGTCGCTTCCGTAAGGGAATATCAGTTTCATGAAATCACCTTCCTTTCTTTAAGTCAGTGGAATATTAATGTCGATATAGTAACCGTTGACCTTTGATTCTGTTGTTGCCATGACACCAGTGATTTTCATGTCGCCAGAAGCGTATACAATTATCTTGCTGTATCCAGTTGTTCCACTAGTTGCAACCAATTTCACCACTCCTTTACTTGGAGCGCAGGAAGTAGGTATGCTGCCGAAGACTATTTCCCTGTCAGTAAGAACATGACCATTCAAGTGAAGCGTATTTCCTACTTTTCGATATTGTACAGGGCGGTCCCCTGTTTTAGCTCCGTTTTTGTACGTCACATCCAACCAAGGAATATCAATGTCAGTAACAAGCTCCCGCCAACCTGTAAATTCACCTTCCTTGTGAATTGTTGAAATCCATGTACGGTTATCATAAGAGCGTGTGGCAACTATTTTTTTCAATCCTTGCGGGGGAGCCAAGTCAGCAGGCACATCTGATATATCATAATAATACCAAGCAGAATCATCATCACCAGGATGGTTTAAAACGCCGGCTCCGAAATAAAAGCCTGTCGGATAATCAAAAAGGTTCTGCCCCTTCATTATTTTTATTCGTTGCCCGTCTTGTGTCGTCAGGGGATAGAGTTGCCCACCATTCCATTTATCCTTCTCGCTTTTGGTAACATGTAAATCGGCTTTATTTGCGTGGGCGTCGACTTTCTTTTGAGCGCCTTCTGAGGTTTCAATTTGAACCCAATCAGACCATCCTGAAGCTTTAAGAGTTTTCCGCCACGTTCCTCCGGAATAGTCCATTGCCAAAGCCTCACCATAAGTTTTGGTACCGATATACAAGCCTCTAGTAGAAAGTGATGGTGTATTAACGCCCGTATTAGCGGTGTAAAAGAAAAAGGATTGATCGAGTTCATCCACAATTTGATGAAAGTCTAGGCCATCTTGTATGCTTGCTAGATATTTCCCTTGATCGTCGGTGAGTTTTTTTAATTGCCCGCCATTCCATTTGTCCCTTTCCACTTGAGAAATGTGGCGAATGCCGTTGTTATCATGTTGGCGAAATGCATAATAGTCGGCCTGCTTTACATTATCAACGTTGCTAAGCCCGACTTGATCCTTTGTTACCTCATGAGGGTTGTCTCTCCGGGCAGCCAGTTCATCGGTATATGCCTTTGCATTCATTTCAGCCGTATCAGCTTTGTTTTTCGCTCCTGTTGTCGTTTCCTTCGCATTCCAGTTTGAGCGCTCTGTGGCTGTAATATGGCGGTCATTATCCTTTGTATGGGCGTCAAAATCTGCTTTGGAAGCCTGCTGTACATTGTCAACGTTACCGAGCCCCACTTGTGCTTTTGTTGTCTTGTGCGGGTTGTCAGTCCGTTTTTCATGCTTGTCAGTATAAGCTTTGGCATCAGATACAGCTGAAGAAACATCTTCTTTCGTTGCTCCGATCGTTTGCAACTCTTTCAGAGCCTGATAGGCCGTATATTGATACCAGTTAAACCAATCCGCCGGCGGGTGGTCCATCGGCTTATACCCTTGATCAATGGACGTTTGCGGCGGCCGCTGTCCGGGATTCCCCCATTCTGGCAATTCTTTTGTAAAAGGCATATGCTTCACACTCCTTAAATTGGTAACGGGTAATCATCTTCAGGCCGGAAGATGCCTCCCAGGGTCCCGCCGTCTTTTCCATCAGAAGAAAACCCGTATTCGCTTGTTTCTATCGTGTCCGCTAAAGAGGAAAAACGGAAAGTCCCGTTTAAATCCACATAGGCTACTCGAACACCCGCAGCCACTGTTTTCTGAACAATGTTTGAAAATTGTGTTTCACTCATTCCGACTTTACTTAACGCTTCTATCGGTGCTTTTTTCACAATGATTGCAGCTGGTTCATCTTGATTGTTCTCCTTGCTGCTTACAATGTTTATCTCACTCGGCTTGCAGTTCAATGTTTTCGCCAACGCTTCAATAATCCGGTTTGTTGTCCCGTCTGAGGCATTCCGGGCGACCTTTCCACGAATGAGCACACGGTATATTTCATCAGTGGCCCGGCCACGGTCTTGGGCCACGTTATCACCGAGAAGGTCCAGCGATTTGCCGCGCGCTGCGTCAATATCCCGCCATTGTTCCGCGGTTGTCAGTGAATTTTTTAACGCTGTCAATTGTTCATCTACAATTAAAAAAAGCTTCCCGATATTGCTCTTTTCGTCTTTCAAGAACGCATCAGTAAGCTTTCCTATTAAATCTTTGATCATGTCAAGTTCACCACTATTTCGGAGAAATGTACTTGTGCAACTTCTTTCGGTTCAATTGTGATATTTGACTGACCGAGAGCCGCCGCATCCTTCCCGATTTGTATAGTCACGTCTGAAACCCCGTTCACCTGATATACAGCGTTGAAAAGCTGAGACAAAATAACATCGTCCCCCATCTGCGAGCCGGTAAAAGATGAACCATTCTCGTCAATCCCGCCAATTTTATAAACAAGATTGTTTTTGATTTGGCTCACGCCATCGGCAGGGAATGAAGCATTTGTTTTTAAATCCAACTGCACATAGATTTTCACTTCTTTCGCAAAATCGAATTTAACATCATGATCCAGACCGCTTGCATCTGTGATGATAACCGATTGTTCCCCAACAGTTTCAATACCGGCTGCCACGCTATCAAACAGAGCTTGAGCCACGTCTCCTTTTGTTCCCCCGAGAACATAAGCGTGAATGCTTTTCGGTGGGTTTCCATCCGCATCCGTTTGCATGGTATTGTTTGCGACTATATTCGCTGAACGCACACCTGAAACAGCAAGTAGCGCCGCAACAATGCCGCCATTCGTAGAAGCAGAACTGCCCTCAACTGACTTTTTAATTCGCGCCCGAAATTCCGGATCAGATTCCTCATCAGTGCCTCCGGCAGCAGCTTCCGGATTATTCACGGAATAAACGCCTTCTAACGTCTCAGCCTGTACGGTGATGGTGTTTGCCGCGACATTGTTAATAATCCCTTTAGACAGTGACACGGCCGCCCCTGAGCCCGTTCCATCATCCCCGATTACAACGTCTTCAATTAGTTCAAAATAAATACCGGATTCCGTTGTATATTGGGTTTGCTCTTCTATGACAAAACCGGGTTCCCCGGTAAAAAACAGAGTTGTGACCGCCTCGGCTGCCGGCTCCCGGCTTATTCCGAAATTGCTTCCCAACCTGTCCAACTGAACACCCTCTGACTTACTAACAAAGCCGCTATTATATACCCTCTCAGCAATGTCCCAAATTCCTGCTAAAAACCAAGCGAAAATACGTAGGATAATGCCTAATGGCGTTTTGCTTGATGTGTTTATATCTTCGCCAAACAGCTCCTTCGCTTTGTCCTCCATACTATCAAGAAGCTCCGCATAGGTCTGCCGCTGGAATCCTGTTTCATCAAGCAAGATTAACACCCCCCAATTCGATTGTTTGGTCATCCTCTTTCTTCATTTTTAAGTGGACAGATAGGTTTCGTGTCTCTTTATCATGAGAAAACTCAATTGATTCAACGCTCGCAATGCGCTCGTCTTGTGTCACAGCATTAATAATGTCGTATTGCGCCTCTTCTTGGTCAAAACCTTTCCCGACAATGTTACTTCGATCCAATCCGAAATGTTCATCCAGAGTAAATTCCCCTAACCTTGTTTTTAAGGTTAATTCGACTGATTGAGCAATTTCCTCGTTCCCTTCGACCATCTGAAGAGTGCCGTTTTCAAAACACAGATCACCGTCAACAAGCTTGAGCGTTTTCATCCTTCCCACACTCCTATGACAACCGGATCATTGATACTGTGCGTTCGGCGGGAATCAGGATCAAACGTTTTGTTTCCATCCAAGTTATCAAGGGATCTTTCAGCGAATGAAACAAAGACCGAGGAACCGACCTTTATATCAGGCTCAACATGCTTTAAAACTGGTGCGTGTTCGATCAAAGGGTATTCATGAAGGTATTCACCATCATTCGTAAGAAACAACAATTGCAGGTCAGCAGTATGCTTCTCCGCATTGTATTTCACAACGCGAGCCGGGGCCAGTGTATGGATGGATAGTTTGATTCTTTTCTCAAAAGCATCGAAAAACCTCGTCGCTTTACTCATTACATCACCTTGCATTCTGTGAAAAAGTCTCTTCCATCAAACGAATGGGTGCCTTCTTTCACTCGATATTTTCCTTTTGCTGTTTTGCTGTTGATTTCAATAATTGAAGCAACAGCGATACGGTGCTGAAGAAGACACTTCACCTTGTAACCTTTGAAATCATCTTCTTCGACTTGCTCAGGTGTCTCAATAAGCCCGGTGGCCTCTTCTAATTTGAAACGTTCATCATCGCCCTGATTAAGTGGACGAATTACCGGTTTCCCCCGTCGATAGTACATAACGGCTCCGGCATCATGTATGACTTCCTCTAAATTATTTTCTATTAAGCCAGTCACCCGGTAACCTTTTTTGTACACCTTATTTTTCGGCAGGATAATGTTTTTCACTTTAATCCCGAGAACGCGCAGCAGTTTATCTACAATTTGCCTCGAAGTGGTTCCGGCTTTAAAAGTAATCTTCATGTATCGTTTTCGATACCTAACCTCTTCCCGCGTCCCGTAATTCCTGACAGTCTTGTACGTTCGCCCGTTCTTATCTTTCCTGACAGTAACAACCGGCTTTGCAAGCTTATATCTTTTTTTGACGTAATATTTCTCAGCCGGATCAGCATTGGCAGTTGTCACTTTCATATGGGTATAATCGTCGCCGTCTTTTGAATAAATCGACGTTACCTTATCCAAACCGTTCCAGTTATTCAGAACCTTTGTCACTTTGCCAATCGTCAAAACGCCGTAATCGTCTCGATACCCAGCCTGAACCGTTATTGTGCTGCCTTTTTTGATTTTGTTAATTGAATCTTTGCTGAGATTGTAAATCTCAACTTTAGTTTCATTGGGTTTGAAATCATCGTCGAAGGGCACTTCAAAATGAATTTCTAAGTCCTTGTAATCAAATGTGATCTGCGAACTGCCGTTATCAATGGTTACCTTGACGACCCGGCCAAACAGCTTTTTATTCGTCGTCGCCAATGTCATCTCCCTCCGATCCGTCAGCTACATCATCAATATAAAGAAACACGGTTTCCATGAAGTTCTTATATGTAACCCGTGTTTCTGAATTTGATTCATCTAAAGGGATAAGGGCGGGGGCCGGCAGATTTTCATTTACAATATCAGTCCACAGAGGAACGTTAAGTATAAGCTTCTCGCCCAGCACGATAGGCGTCATATCCTGCTCGTATAAATCCAGCGAAAAACTATCATCGGATTGATTGTAATTTATACGCAGAATAAACGTGTCATCCGCTAAATCAAATTCGAACTGCTGCGGAATATCCTCTTTATCAAAAGGAATGTAATCCCTCGTAGCCATTTCCCGTACCCTCCCTATTTAATCCGCATCTTTACCCCGATAGGTATTCTTCTGTCAGGCCATGGATTGAGACGTCTCAATGCGCTGACAGTAGTTCCGTATTTACGGGCGCAGCCCCAATACGTATCACCCTTTTTCACCTTGTGATAAACCTTGCTGGATTTTTTTGTGGTTTTTTTCTTGTTGGCCTTTTTCTTTTTTCCGGCTGTTTTCACTTTCTTCTTAACCCACGGGCTTTTTGCAATACGGATTTCTTGTAAAGAGATTGTTATCGCAAACCCGTTTGTAAATTCCCCTGTATCGCGGTCGATTTTCGTAATGATCACGTCTTTTGCGACCTTTCGCCCGGTATAGGTTAAGAGATTGCCGGCATATGCCTGCTTTTTTAAATATTCATAGTCGCTGTTTGCCGTCTTCCCAAGTAAATAACCGGAAACACTTGTGGTTTCCGGTTTTCTCTGCACATGGTCGGTAATCGGCACGCCTTTTTCAACGGGATAAGATGTGACTTCCACATCCGCCCCGTCTGATTCTTTTTCGTTAACAAGATTGACCTTCCCAAGCTTCGCCAATTAATAAACCCCCTCCGCTTGAAAAAGAGCCGCCAGGCTGTCGTAAGAGTCTTCCAGTGATTGGGTGATAGCCTTTGAAATATCAGTTTCAACTTCTGCACTCCCGCCCTCAACTTTTACATTGATAGACGGGTTGAATGTAATATTTACAGACGTTCCACCGCCGCTGCTTGCTGCTTTTTCTGGCGTATATCCAGTTTCAGCCCCAAGCTCTTTGCCAAGCGCTGCATACATTCCTAGTGATTGATTCCGGTAACGCGGCTCAGTCGTGATGACGTATTCACGCCAGCCGTTTTCCCCGAGTGCCGCAACCTGCGGGCTATTGATTACGCCGCCTGTCGCATATCCTCTGTACGGCCCGCCGTGCGCCATTGACACCAGGCCGGGATGCTTCATGATGCCGCCGTATCTGCTGTTCAGATAGTTAATTGCCGCTAGGATTTGGTCAACAGGATTTTTAATATTTCCGTGCCCTGGCTCTTTGTGGGCGTTAAAGGTGCTTGGGATGAACTGCATTAATCCCTGTGACGGGTGGCCGGCTTTTGCATTGGAATCCCAATTGTTAACAACATTGGGGTTACCGCCGGATTCTTTCATGGCGATTGTTTCTAGTGCTCCCGCATATTCAGGGCCCAATCCTTTAATATTCAGAGCTTGAGCAACCCATTTTTTTACCGCTTTGCTCCCGCCACCAGAAAAACTACCGGCGTAGCTGGACATTTTCCCTTTAATAAAGCCTACAGCCTTATCTTTGATAAAAGAGAATGCGCCTTTTGCAAAATCACCAAAAACTCCCGGCATTGACGGCGCCGATACTCCCATCTTCTCCAAAACTTTATTTAATAGTTTTGAAGGATGCCCTATATAATCAAAGACATCTAAAGCCACATCTTTCACCTTACTGGCCGCGGCCTTCGCCCCATTCCATGCCTTCGTTAAGAAATTGCCGCCGCCTGTACCTTTTGCATAGGCTGGCAACATAGACATCATTTGTTTTGTTTGTTTTCCAGAGAGTACCTCCGTCCCTTTTGGAAGATTCATAACAGTATCAGTTGCCGGGCTCAATCCCATATGCCCGCTTGGCGTCCTATAAAGTTCAGGACCCGCATTTGACCCTTTTCCGTCTCCGAGAATGGCAGGGCCACCAGGGTGAGCGCCAGTACCATGCGCATATTTAGGCACCTTAAAATGCTCTGGTTTCCAGAGTGGGATTTCTGGAACGTGAATGGCCTTTAAAACGGTATTAATCCCGCCGACAACGCCGTTTACAGCATCCGCCATTTTATCGGTCATTGAGTTACCGAGCGAGGTTATTCCGCTCAAAGCGTGCTTTGCCATACTCTTGATTCCGTCACCCATTTTCCCCGGTAACGCCTTCGCACTCTCGACTATATCTGAAAATTTGTCTGTAACTTTCTTCCATAGGCCGTGAGCTAAATCGCCCACTTTATTTTTGATATAAGTCCATCCTTTGATAATTCCATCAGCCGAATTTGATACTAATTTAGTCACCATACCGACCGCGCTAGAAAAAATCTGCTTCACGCCGTCCCACATCATGCGGAAATTACCGGTGAAAAGCCCTTTGAAAACCGTAACAATGCCCATAATTATACCTATCGCCCCTTGAATAATGGCGATAATGTTTGTTAGGGCAGTCTGTACAATGATCAGCACGACAGGAAAAACCGCATTTATGATGTTCAGAATAAACTGGATCGCTGGAATTACAACCGTGGTAATGATATTTGCCAAGGCTTGCAGATTCGCAACGACCAACGGAAGAACCGCCTGAATAATCTGTACGATCTGCGGAAAGACCTGCTGGACTACCTGAATTAAAATTGGTAATGCTGCCTGCGCAAGCTGCAAAATAATATTTGCTGCTAACGTAAGAAGCTGGGCGACTACCGGGAGGACCGCCAGAATGACCTGCCCTATGATCGGAAACACTTGTTGCACCGCCGTTAAAATTAACGGCAGGATTTGGATGGCAATTTGTCCGATTGTTGAGCCGAGTAACTGGATCAATTGAACCACAATCGGCAGAGCCTGCTGGATGATATTCATAATCAACGGAAAGGCCATTTGAATTGTCTGAACCAGAATCGGTAGAACGGTCTGGATTATCGTAACGATAACCCCTGAAAAGCTGCCGATTAATTGAATGATGATCGGTAAGACCGCATTTATCACGCTTAGAATGACTGGAAAAACAGTTTGGAATCCCTGAACAAGTAAAGGCAGAATCGCGCTGACAATCTGCAATACACTTGTCATCAATTGACCTGAAACCTGCATCCACGCGGTTAATAACTGCTGGATCAACGGAATTAATTGTGGGCCAATCGTTGAAAGTGTTTGTGAAACCGCTGCCGCTAAAAGAACAAGATTTCCCGCAAGTTGAATGAACGTCTGTTGCATTTGACCAGCTAATTGCTGAAATTGCGGTGTCAGTTGTGCTACCAGTTGACCGAAAACCTGCTGTACTGTCGTGATAATCGGTTGAATGGCCGTAAATACCGTTGTAAGAACAGATTGAACAGTCGCCCAGGCCGAATGAATTGCATTGCTGACAACTTGGTTTGCATCTTTCAAACGATACAAATATCCGGCAAAACTAAGGATCGCCCCAATTGCTATTCCTATCGGTCCGGTGACTCCCAAGAAAGAAAGACCAATCGACGCAATTATAGGCGCAATTATTGACACAATCCCTTGAAAGCTTGATAAACCAATCTTGAGTTGATTCATGAAGCCTTTAATAAAGCTGTTCAACCCTTCGGTTAATCCCTTTCCGAAAAAGTCGGTTACTCGTTTTCCTGCATTCTGAACAAATGAGGAAACAGTATCAACTGCCGTTTTGTAAGCTGCCTCAATCCCAGCGACTAAATGAGGATGCGACTCGCCCAACCGATCCCATAATTTTAAGGATTCGGCTTGCATCTTATGAATTGCGGATACAGCAACCTTTTGTGAATCCTCAAAGCCTTTCATAAATGCAGGTTTAAGCCCCTGTACCTCTTTAATCATGGTATGGAAGGCACTGACTACCGCAGTTTTTCCGGTATCCGCAAAACGCTTCATGGCATCCGTAGCCGGTTTGAATCGCTCTTGAAGCTTGTCAAAATTCTTGTAAAGCATATAAATGCCTGTTACAAGCAAGACAATTGAGCCGGCGACTACATAGACTGTCCCGGACATGGCAGCAAGCCCCGTTACCACCGGACCAATAAACATCCAAAGGCTGCTGAGAGCCCCAAGGAACCCATTAAGTAACCCCACTCCTATTGCCAAGGGCGATAAAAGCAGGGTTAAAACAGGGATGAGCAATAAAAATCCTTGGATCATTTTCGCCAGCACTGGGTGAGCTTTGTTGAACTGAATGATCATCTTTCCAATTGCGGTAACGACTTTATAAATTGACATGGCAACGGTTCCGAATACTTCAAGGGCCGGCTGAATGGCTTTTAGAAGAGTGCTACACATCTGTTCCCAAGCCTTCGAATAACCGGGAACGGTCTGTGTGGCCGCCTTATGTAGCCCTTGGAATAGGAAAAAGTTTGTGAAGGCCGCGCCAAGCGCTACCATCTGAAAACGCATATACCCCTGTGTAATCATGCCTGTCATATCTTGAAGCTGTTTCATATTTGCGGTAGGCCCGAGCATCTTCAAGGCCAAATGTGCCGCAGTTCCCTGCTTCGCCATATTTTCAAGGGTATTTGATACGGCAAGCCCCGCCTTGTTGACTTGGTATAACGGGTTTGCCATCCTGTCATAATTGGCAGCGATCTTTTCCGATTGTGTTGACATTGCCATAATCGTACCGATGGACTGCAACATGCTCATGCGCATCATTTTATTGTTTTTGATCATGTTGTCAGTAACTGCTTTATGTTCCCGGCCTAGCCTGTACACTTCATCCATGAACTGTTCATTTGTCCCGGTCCAGTTGTCCATTTCTTGGCCTAACTGAAAGAAGCCATACCTTGCCCGTATAAGCTCATTACGGAAACCGTTCATTCCGTATCTTTCCTCGTACCAAGCCCGGCGCATTTCATTGACCATTTGAATAGTATCTGCTTCAAGTCCGCGTGTTGAGCCGCGCAAAAAGTCCATTTCCCGCCCATAATAACGCATACCCCTGTAATCAGGTGCAGGCATGGCCGCCGTGCTTTGTGATGATCCTCCGTTAACCCGGCGCATGTCCACGTTATGCAAATTGTTTCGCAGCCTATCAACTTGATCATTTGCATTGTTCAATGATGAGTGATCAACGTCGATGCTCACGCGTGACGGTATATTTTGCACTAACCTGTTCGTTTGTTGAATGGTCCGGTTCAGACTTTCCACATGAGAAGTCATAAGGTCAAATGCGGGGCCAAGATTTTCAATTGTCCGCGCAGCAGTTTGCAGCGAAGAACTGTCCAGAATCATACTCATATTTCTGAATCTTCGCTGCTCCCTGTGCATATTGGACATTTGCGTGCGCATTTGAGAAAAATGGCCGGCCGCATTATCTGTATGATCAACAAGTCTATCAATCTGGCGATTTGCTCGTTCAAGAGGGGAGGTGTCAACGTTTAATTCCACATCAATATGCGTACTCCGCAAAGCGTCTGTCAACGTTTAACCCCCCTTATTTCTTTTTGTTTCGTTTGTTTTCTTCGGCCAGGTGAATGTCCAAAGCTGCATTGGCTTCGAGTAACGTATCGAGGTCCATAGCTGCAACCTCTGTGAAAGAAAACTTCTCAGACATCACGAGCCGATACATAGGCCAGTTGTCACTCGCCTTCTTTTTGTAGAACTGTTTCGGCTTCGGTTTCGGCGTTAAGAAAGGTCTGAACCTCTTTCATCAGCTCAAGGAAACCAGGTTTCTTATCAAAATAGTCATAGCTTACTTTCGGTTCAACAACTACTTCTTTCATGTACAGTTCATACAGTTTCGCAGACGAAAACATCCCTGTATTGATATTAATAGCCTCATCGTTAAATTCAATTGAACGACGTGTTCCTGGGTGTTGAAGAGTGTACTCAGTTCCTTGGATAGTTACTTTCTTTTGTTTACCGAATTTTGACATAGGTTTTCCCTCCGATTGTTTGGTTTGCATATATTGAAAAGCAGCCCGAGTGGACTGCTTTTTTGCATTTGATTTTTTTCTTTTCGACATGATTAATACCTTACTGCTCTAAAACTGTATAATCGAAGACTTGAATTTCAAATTCACGATCTCCGATTTCGTCACTGAATTCTGCATCAGCAGGCTTTTTTACCATGGCTTCAGTGCCGCCGATTTTCTCCTGTCCACCAGTAACCCAGATAGGAAATGTTTTGGCCGTGTTTGCCAATCCATTTAAATAAGGCACAAACGGCGAACCCATGGACAGAGTAAGCGTAATTGTGCCTAACGGATTATTTTTGGTTGCAACGCTCACATCACCTTTAGCGCTGACTTTTGTTGAAAACTTTTCTTCGTCTTTTGCACATGAAACCATGGTACCCTCTGAATAACCAGTAACGATTTTCCCGTCGATATTCGTGTTGACCTCGTTCGCATCATAAACATAAGCAGCCATTGACTATTCTCCCCCTTTAGATTGAAATTTCGCCTGTAATTGAGGCGGAATGAACCGCACCAGCTAATTCGAACGTGAAAGAAAGGCCGTCATACACGCGATTTTTTCTGTTCTCGTCTGATACTTCAGAGCGTTTTTTTGTGCTGATGGTATAAACGGGCATGCCGTCTTCATCAGAAGCGACAATCCCATTTGAAAAGGCTTTTTGAAGTACATTCGTAACCTGTACACTTAACAATGAAAAACCGGCATTCGAAAACGGGATTTTACCGTTATTTGAGAATGCCGATTGAATGGATGTTTCAATATTCAATTTCACCCAGTCTTTGCCGTGTAGGACGTCAATGTATTCACCTGAAGCAGTAATGCCCTCTGACGTCTCACTGTGGCCCGCTTTGCTCACGTAGGCGATAGCTCCCTCTTTGTGGAGCTTTTGAAGCTCGTCCGCTTTCAAGTCTTGCGGGGTAACGCCCACAATGTTTTTGAACTTCCAAGTAACTGAACCCACTGTCAGGGAGCCGACGGCACCAACCAGCCCGGCGTCTGGATGCTCGCTTGTTATCGGATGATAAAAAACGATTGTCCGGTCCTTTCCGGTATAGGAAGATACTTCTTCCCGGTCTGTTACTTGCAGGACAAGAAACTTATATGACTTTTCTTCCATTGCCTTTGCAGCTTCCAACTTCTCGTCTGCTGTTGCATCAGCGAGAATGAGGAAGTGCCAATCATTATCAAAATACTCGTCAAAAGCATTCCGAATTGTAAATGTGGAAGCAGCTCCCGCTCCGTCACTTCCCCCGGTTTCCGGATCGCCTCCGTAAGTACCAATGGCAACCTTTGACGGAGCGTTGTCGCCCTGCGCATAAATGGCAGCAGCCTTTTTATATGCGGGTGTTCCTTCTGCGTAATCCGCTTTGACAGCTTCTAATGAGCCGTATTCCTTATATGTGTTGTGCCCGGCAACCTTCGAGAGAATAAGGGGTGTCCCTAATCCTTTGAGGTTCGACGGTTTCACCAGGTCAATTTTGACCGTTACATCACTAAGTGGCATGTGTATTAACCTCCTGTGTTTTCTATTTGTGCGGAATCAAAATACTCCGCATTTGACTCGCCATAAGTGGCGCGCGTTCTAAGACGCATATCGAAGCCGTGGCGGCGTTCTGTGTCTATCGTGATAAAAGTATCCCGATTACCGAAGCCGTCGTTTCTCACCCACGCTAGACCATTGTCATGAAGCTTTTGCCGGGCGTCGGCTGTTTTGAAATAAGAGGCAGTTTCTTGAGCAAGGGAAATGACTTCAATGTGATTGTTGGAAATCCACGTAAAAGAAAAAACCAGCTCAATGTCTTCCGTTAACACTCCTTGTTCCTCAATGCCCCTGTGTTGCGGCAAATATGGAGAAGTGACGGTATACGTGCAAAAAGGATATACAGGCTGTTTACCTGTCCCGTTTGCTTCGATAACGACATGGCCGGTTTTCTCTTTAATCATTCCGAGAACCGTTCTAATTATGCTGCTGTAGTCCATCTGAATTGCTCACCGCCTTTAAGATATAGCTGTTGAAATCGGCATATGTCCCGTACGGCGTCATTGCTTCAACATCAAAAGTTACACCATCAAAAAGCACTTGAGCTTTCATAGGTATTTCTTTTTTGAAGTATAGTTGCCTGTCCATGACCGTAAGCCGTCCGCCAGATTGATAAATTAATTGCGCCTGCAAAGGGACTACGGCGCCTCTTTCTTCCGACTTTTCGGGCTGGCCTTCTACCCATTTTCCGAGATCGTCATAAAACCCCTCAGACGCCGGGAGCAACAATGTAAAATCAACGCTGTATTTCTCAATCAGTTCCCCGAACTGAAAATGATTTTTCATTAGCTTTCAACCTCGTAATCCATAGAACCGATCATTTCCCCAGTATCTACTAACGGATTTGAAGAGCCTTTTTCCTCTGTTGTAAATGGATGATTGGCCGGGCTCCGCAAGTCTCTTGCATACGTCTGAAGCCGCCCCTTTGCCAGCAGGCCGACCGCGTTCATAATGTCATTAATAGAATCGCCGTTCTCTAGGGCTCTACTGACCAACGATTCTACTTCTTGTACAATCTCATCTTCGTTTTCATCCCATCCAGCCCGTAAAAATGACCGTTCAGGGATATTAATAAATTGTGTATCCTTCTTGAGGTACAGCCCTTTGGCAGCAAGATAGTTCCGCATGCGATCAGTAACAGCAATACGACAGCCGAACTCGTGAACAGCCGCGATCATTTGACGGTCGCCGTCCAGAATTCCGACTTTCATCTTTCCAACGGAACTGAGGTTTCTTATGACCTCCGGAATACGGTTATTATCCCGCACCCGTATATTTCGGCGTCCCATTTGATCACCTCAATGGTTTAAAACGGATTTTTTTGTATGGCCGGAAAAAATCAAACGCAGGCTTATACCTTACGTCATCCGCCGTGTATGTCTTACTCATTCCGCCAATTGATTCAGCCTGAACACCTTTCGGGCTGTCCCGATCAATTTCAATCATGAGAGCAATTCCTTTCTTTACGGGGCCCGGTAATGATTCAACTCCATCTGGCCCCACAAAAGAGTTATTGCACTCTTCCTTAACGAAAGAAATTGCGTCTTTAAGGTCTATTTGTAGCTTTGCATCCTGCGAGGTGTCATCCTCGGGGATTCCCAGCCGTATTTTTAATTCTGATAGGTCCATTTCTCTCAGTCCTTTCAAAGCACGGGTTCATATGTCGCGAAGCACCTGCAATTTATATCATTTGAGGGATCTCCGCTTTGTCCCGGTGCCGGCGCCCTCACAGACTTGCCGTTTTTATCTTGACCGAGGTCAAACAGCTCATTTACATACCTGGCCTGGCCTTCTAAATGAACATGATCTGCGTTTTTCCCTTCACGAACCCGCTCGTCACCCATGTTGTGCCATATCTTTTTCATTGCAATACCTTGGTAATCGGCTTTCATGGCAGCGTCCAGCATTGCTTTTTCCCGCACTCGATGCATTTCTGTTCTGGCAATGCGTTGCGCACGGTTATAACTGACGCCCACATCAGCTTGCAGCTCCTTCGCTACCTGCGCAAAACGTTTCCGCTCAATAAAACCGCGTTCAATCGTATGATTGATTTTCTGAATTGTCTTTTTACGGTCCGTTTCGATGGCTTTGATCATATTTTTGCTTGTAATAGCCTGCGGGATTGACGCGGGCGCCGCCCACTTGGCAGGCAATTTTCCTTTCGGTCCACGAGACAGATTAAAGCCGACCGCTGATAAGATACCAAGCATGAGCCAGTTATACGATGATTCATAGGTTTCATTCAGAAAATCAAGAACAGCCGTTTTAACCTTTGCTGAAAGGGCAGCTACAAGTGAAGCTATGTCCCGCTTTATCTGAGAAAGATCATTGTTCCGATTCGCATCAGCACGGCTGATTTCCCGCCCTTTATCAAGCTTGACAAACAGAGCAGTCAACTTGGAAAGTATTTTTTCAGAAGTACCACGAAAAAGCCGCTTCAACTTCCGTAAAAACTCCTGCATCTTACGGGTTAACGGCTTCAAAAGCTCTTTTTCAGTTTGTTCTTTATCCACCGCCAGCCCTCCTATTCGTCAGATGCTTTTTCAGCAGCGCCAGCAGATTCTTGATTCTCTTCATCTGTTGTTTTGTCCGCTGCCTTCTTGCTGTTTTTTTCAGCTTTTTTAATGGGCGACTGTACTTTTTTGTATCTGTCCTCTTTCAAAAGCTTATTACCGTGTTTATCCTCAACAAACCAAGTTGAACCGGTATCAGTATTTTGAATCCACATAAAGAAAGCCCTCCTATTGTGGACGGGCTGCGCTTAATACCGCCAGCGCTTCCGGTCTTGTTACTTTCGCACCGTACAAGTGGAGCCCTTTGACTGCATCAGCAAAACGTTTTTCAGGACGGTATTTCTCAACCTGCGTCGCTTGATCTGCAAAAGACCACGCCATGCTGTGACCAGCAATAATTTTGTGATTTTCTGTGCCGCCTTCGGGTTTAGAAAGTGGCGCGTTGTTCGATTTTAAGACTGTGAATCCAGCAGCTTGTCCGATAACACCATTTAATAGACGTTGTTCTGAAGACATGTTCCCGGCCTTTACAAAACGGTCATCTTTTAGCATTAATCCTTCATACCAAGGCGTTACAACTACCCAGCGCCCCTGCTCCGGCACGTCTGCTTCGTCCAATTTTACTGAAAGGTCCACAAGATATTCGTACGCGTCGCTTTTTGTTGGTGAAACAGCTTTCGTATCGCTACCGATCGTGTGGGCTGCATCCACATAGTGAGAAGCAATAAATGAATCAGCAGTATTTTTCAGGGCGTATGCTGCCTCTTGCATAGCCGCATCCATTAACTTTGGATTTTGTTGGATTTTATCAATATCATCAATCTGAAAGTTGAAATATTTTGACTGGTCAATAAGAAGCTTGCGGCTTGCAGAATCCAGTGTTTGCGCGCTATCCATATCATCATTTTTGGTGTAGTCACCCACTTTTACGCGTCCCATATTGTTGATTGTCACAGAGTCACCAGCTCCAGTGATCTCCCCTTCGTAATCCCGGTTAATGACTCCCGTTTGACCATAAACCAATGTTCTTTGCAGATTATAAAGAAGTCTTGCGCTCCACATTTGCGGGACAAATTCATTTAATGCCATATTGTTTTATCCTCCTATTTCTATCTTCCGATTTTTTCGATGCGATCCCAATTTTCATTTATTTCTTCGGCAGTCATCTTCTTAACATCTTCAAGAGTCAATGGCGCTGACGCTCCGCCTGATGGTGGCGGCGTGCTGCCGTTCTTTTTGAAATGATCGTTTACGATGCTTTGTTCAAAATTCTTAAAGGCTTCCGCCAAGGTATTCAAATTTTGTTCTGTGGTTGCATCGTCCTGACCGATAAAAAAGTCAACAAGATTAGTAGGCAAGCCTTTTTCCGTTGCAATTGAAAGGGCCGTATTTCTCAACGACTCCCGCGTTTTCTCTTGCTCAAGGTTCTGGAATTTTTCCTGCAACTCACGTAATTGCTTTTGTTCCTCTGTTTCAGGAGGAAACCGCTTTGAAATCTCTTCCTCAAGTTTCTTCGGCAACGTATTTTTCTCATACGTCTTGATCGCCTCTGTCACCCTTGCATCAGATGTTGATTGAAGCAGCTTCTTTCCCTCGTCATTTGTTTCTAAGAAAGCCCGGACTGCATCCAGCGTGAGTTCTCCGCCACTCGGCTGTGGTGCTGGATCGTTACCAGTTCCACCTGCTGGCTGGGCTCCCGGTGTTGGATCGGCCGTGCCCCCTGGTTCGGAAAAATGCTGAAGGTTAATGCGCAGTGGCAGCCTTTCTTTTTTCATAAAATTCATTGACGGACTGACTGACTTATCCGTGTTTAATCGTTTCATTTCTGTGTGTCCTCCTTGCCCTTATCAGTTGCCGAAGCCCCTAACAAGTTCAAAAGTATTTCGGTTGCTCTTTAACGCCTACAACGCGAAAAAAAGGCATAAAAAAAGCCCCTCATGAATGAGTTGCACGTTTACTCAGGATCAGAATTTGTCTTGTCTGTATCCGCCTTGTCATCTTCCTCCTGTTCCTCGTCGTCATCTTGATTATCGTCAATGGTATAGGCATCTGCTTCCGCTCTCATTCTTTCAATCTCAAAACGCACATCATCAATGAACGATAATAGAGCAAGCCGCGTTTCTTCGCTTACCAGCCCTTTGAGTTCCGCGGATGCTTGAGCCTCTTCGAGAATGTTTGCAGGAAGATTTCGTTTGAATTGAAACCACAGTTTCAGATACGCGTCTTTATCGGCCAGTATCCTTTTGGACCATGCAGAGCAAAGTATCTTATACTGATAACGAAATGCAGCTGTCATTTTGCGTTCCATGGTAATTGCCTTGTGCTCCAATGCCATAAGCTTATACCGCATGGCAACGCCTGTAATAGTGCCCCCGAAAGAGCCGTCAGAAAAATTGACTGTCTTCGCAAAACGCAAAATATTTTCTTCCAGCCGGTTCAAATGATTTTCGATCATGGCGTCGTTTATTTCCTTGGTTAAAAATTTCACGTCGCCGTTATCGTCGAAGACTTCAAACACGCCATTCTTTTTTAGCTTTTCCATATCCTCATCATCGAGTGAAGCCCCTTTTACAATCAAGTATGCAAGCCGGAACTGTTCGATTTCGTTCGATGCGTCAGACAAAGTTCTGTCGTATGCATCAATTAAAGAAATGACTTTTTCAGTGTCGCCTTTCATTTCTTTATTGTTCGGAACACCAAACAACGGGCATCCATTGAAAAGATGGGGCTTCGTCTCAATAAGATCGTACTTCGCTTTATCAGACGACTTAAACGAATAAATGAACGCTTCATCGTAGAAATCAGCCCGATATGACTCGACTTTTTTGCCGCTCACCCACTCAAACACTGAATAATAGCGCAAAGCGTACGTGGGCTCCGTTATATCGTCTAAAGCGAGAATAATGCATTCCCATGGATCAACGTTTCGCAGGCATTCGTTTCCTTCTTCATTAACAAACAGCAGGCGGGCTCCGTAACCACAGATGGAAGCCATTTTTCCGAGTTCGGAATCGGCATCCTCAATGTTATTTCTCGTATTAAATGTGCTCACTTGGTCTTTCAATTGTTTATCTTCAGTTTCATAAGAAATGGGGTGGCCGAACATATAGCCTGTCTTGGTATCAATGATTTCAGAATCAAATGAGTTGTTCAGCTTATTGTTTACCTTGTCATCAATACGCTGCACTTTATCGGTTCCCGCACTGCCATAATCAATGATGGACCGTGTTAATATGGGAACGCCAGCCGGATCAGCCTTATATCTTGCATATAGTTTCATCACTTTTTCACGAACGGGGCCGTGTTCATCAATCATCATCTTGATAATGTCGCCGGTGATTCCACTCTGACGAATTAGATTTATATATTCCTTCATCGTTAATCACTCCCCCTTTCTATGTTTCGGCTTATTGTGGGTATACAGAGCGTACCGGAGAGCATCCAGCACATCGTCCCATTCCTTCACAGGATCGCCGGTCTTTGGATTCCATACATACATGAAAATTTCTTTTTTGAAGCGCTCCACCTTTTCTTTCACGACATATAATTCTTTTCGCTTAAACAGCCGGGCCACTTCTTCAATACCGGATATGATCGCCTTATCAGCGTTCAGGGCACGTAACTTCTCCCGCCTGAAGCGCTGAACATGCTCTGGCCGCGCAGAATCGCAGTAGAAATTAATATTGCCGTACCGCTCCTTTACGCCTTTTGCTACTTTCACCCAGTAATCAATTTCCTCATGTTGCTTGGCATGTTCTTCGAGCAAATAAAAACACCCCTGGTCATCTTGTCCGATTACGACAATAGAACCCGGGTGCTCGTATCCCCAGTCGACGCCAGCAAAATACTTTTTGAAATTGACACGTCTGTTCTCCAATTCCTCAGAACTGATATAATGAATGTCCTTATTGAAGTCCCGGTAAATGACTCCTTCAGACGCCACCCAATATCCGTTTATGTCCCGATCGGTAAACATACCGCTGGGCGTCGATGCCACGATACTCTCCACATACTCCGGATCGAGGAAATTGTTATCGAACAGCGAGAAATGAAATGACCGGATGTTCAGCCGGCCGCTCTTCAACTTTTGCCCGTCTTTGTCGATATAATCGGTTTTGACGGTGTGCATCGGGTTTTCAGGGTTTGTATCCATCATGACCACAGCGCCTTTGTAAGAGCACCGGGAAATGACTTCTTTTACAAATGAATCATGCAGGGCAGTCGCTTCATTCAGAAATGCGCCGGCTGACGTGAAACCCCGCGCTTTTTTCCATGAATTTGCGTTTGCTCCGTCAAAGCAATATACCTGATTACCGAATATCTCAACGGCGCTCGACTTATTGAGTTTCAATTCCTTGCCGAGAATCTGCTCTAAATCATTCAGAACGTTCCGCCTGATAGTTCCCAGGTTCGCCCCGCCGATAACAAAATTCAGTCCCATGTTTTGATACTTGCTGACGTGAGCAAGAAACGCCAAAAGGAGCACGAATGTTTTTCCTGCCCTCTTTGCCCCGCTGCATATTAAAATTTTGGGCTGCTCTTTTATGAAGCTGTCCCAAACTTCCTTTTGTTTTTTATTCAGTTCCATCGGCATCCACCATTTTTCTCAACATTGCAGCAATCTCATTTTCTTTGGTGTTTCCGTCGCTTCCGTTAACAGCCTTCTTCGTCTTCTCAATATTCAAGCGCATTTGCTCCAATTTAAGGCGCCGTTCATCTTTCTCATGCGCCAGCTGGTCGAATTGCTTGATCAAGCTCCGGAGCTCCCCCATTGCCCGAGATTGAGCGTTCAGGAATGTTGCATGACGATCCCAGGCGAATTGAAACTCCCATTCTTGCTCATCACCAAACGCACCCGGCTTCTCTTTTTTCAAAACTTTGGTCATGTCATCCTGATCCTGCACAAACATAATGCGCTGTGCCCGGATAATGGCCGCATATTGTATTTGAATTTGATCCCATATCATATCAGCAGGGGAACGCTCCTGAATCTCTTCCATAATGGACAGCGTTTCTTCTGGCAGATACTTCGAGAAGAACCCATGCGATACCGCGTTTTGATTTCTCTCCGGGGCGCCGCCGTTGTTTCCCAATGCATTTTTATTGCCGGGTGGGGCGCCTGCCTTTTTTGTGTGCACACCTTTTTCAGAGGGTGCACCCTTTTTTCGTTCCCAACCATGCCGCTGCTTCCATGATTTAATGGTGTTCACTGACACCCCGTACTTTTCTGCAAGGTCCTTGTATTTCATGCCTTTGGCGTAATCCTTATACGCCTGAATGTGCTTTTCGGCCATCTACATCCACCGCCGCCTCCTTTTGAATTGAGTTGTTTTGGAAAAAGATATTCCCTCTAAACCGACGCCGCACTCAGACCGTTAACCGCCGATAGTTTTCCGAGATTTACCGGAATCGGTTTACAGAGAATATAAAAAAGCACCTGGAATGAGGTGCTTTAAAATAAGTTTTGAGTTATGAATCTTATTCTGGGATTATGTCTTTTATATTTATTTATATTTATTCATAGACATACTTACGTATATTTCATTTGCTTCATCAACTGTTATACCAAACTTTTCGCTTGCCAGCTCAGCAACCATTGAATCATGGATCTCTGGGGTGTAATTTTCCCCGTAATTTGTAATTCTATTAAATTCGTTTTCCATGTAATTATATATGGTTTGATCATTAGCTGATTGTGCCTCTTCTTCTGATGAATTTTCTTTTCTTTTCTCTTTTTCATCCTTTAAATCAAAAATTACTTCATCATTTTTTTCTAACTGGTACAAAGAATCCACATGTTTAAAATCAATTGTATAATCATCGTTTTTATACTTTGCATGTACTTCATCTACTGAACAAGTATACTTATCCCCACAGCTGATTACCTTAGAAAAACCTTTATCCTCAATTAACTCATAAACTTTGTAAAGAATTTTATATTTTTCCTTGTTAGAAAGTTGCGTGAATTTCTTATTCATGGACAGGTTGATTTTAAAATCATAATACTTCTTTATAGGGTTAGTGTAATCTAAAGTTGGCGCTTCACTAAGATATTGTGATACTGTTTTATTTTTAGATAGCTCTTTTAAAAACGTTTCAGCCTCTTTTGTATCCACGCCGCAACCTGATAGAACAAAAATCAGTATAGGAATGATTATAAATATTTTTTTCAAAACTTCTTCCCCCTCCCACCTTATTATCGGTTAAGGAGTAGGAAAAAGGAACCATTCGCAAAATTTGTCGAACGAAAGCGCCCTTCATAAATAGGTGGCAGTCGTAAGACAAAAAAAGCGCCCAATCAGGGCGCCACAGCATAGCGTTATTATTTATTTGAATTTGTATGTTCCTGTAAGGCTTTAAATGCTTCAGATAACAGTTCAGCATGATTATGAATTTCTTTAGATTTATTCTTTGTTGTTGGGAATGTTATTATTGACATATGTATTCTCCTCTTTAAACTTCATTTCCAATCGTATTAACCTTTTTGAGTTTAAGATCAGCTAATTTTTCACTTAATTCCTTTGTTTCCTTTAGGAGCTCATTAGAATGTAATTTTCCTGCCCACACTTTATACAATTCAACAGTATTGCTAAAATTATGTTCTCTATGTCGTCTAGAAAAACAATAAAAATCATAGTGACGATCTACAAAGTTACAAAAGACCTGAGAAAGTGGATTAAATGCCAATTCTTCATCTGCCAAACCACTCATCATAGCTGCGCTAAAGAATTCTAATTGATTAGCAAGGTCCAAAGCTCCTGCTTCAAGTTTATTACTAATACTCTCAGCATGTTCTTTAAATGAAGATTCTGACGCTACGAATTCTTTTTTATGATCTCTCTTAGACACAATCACGGGCTTATCACCCAGTTTTTTTGAGTATTCGGCTTGCAAAGGAATAAATGAAGTTGCAAACCAGTTTAGATACTCTATACTTTTTTCAATCGATGCACGCTTATTTTTAGTTTTAATATCTTTCTTCATTAAATTTAATTGTTTAATCGCAATAAAAACCCCAGCTGCTAATCCAATACTTGCAATATAATAAAGCATTGTAATTACTTCTTTTACGACTGGATATATATTCATACTATGCTCCTTTCTAAATGAATTCAAGTTATTTGAATCATCATTTTTTAGTATATTACACCAAATATCGACAGTAAATAACAAATCTTAATAGTTTTACGTTCAAAATGTAACTTTAAATAAAAAAGCACCCATCAGTTTTGGGTGCTCATTTCCGCCTATGTTTTTGAAAATCCAAAATATCCTCTTTCAGAAAAAGCCTGTCCCGAGGCATTTCTTTCATCGGCTCCAATTCCCCGGTCTTTACTAACTGATTCAAATACTGACGGGTGAACCCCAATATCTCCAACGCTTCACTTGTATTGAGTATCTCTTCATTCAAGAACTTCTTGATTGCGTCACGCTCTTTAGGCTTGTACATTTTTGAATCATCCTTTTTTCTCGCGATATTTCAAGTAAAGGGAAAATGCTTTCTCAATGATCGAAACAACAAATAAAATGATTAGACTGATGTCGAGAGCCGTTTTTAACGGTCCCGCTGCCACATCCTGACGGAAAAACAACATATACGCCAGGGCGAGAAGAACAACAATATCGGTAGTGGACTGTACACTTTTCATTTTTTTGAAAGTGGCTGGCTTTCAAGTATTTTTCATTATTCATTGCATTTGTTATACTTGGAGCAAGGGAGAAGCGCTACCTTCTCCCTCGGCTCAAAATCATCTGCGCTTTCTTGGACGTCGGCGTTTTTTGATTTTGGGCTTTTTTGTTTTGAGCTTTTCTCTGATGATGAGGATTTTTTCAACAACTGTGAGAGTTGTAAGGATAATCCCCAGTACCAATGCGATTTCAGCCACTTTCTTTCCCTCCTTTCTATACTTTAATTATACCCCATAACTTTACTTGAGTAAAGTAATTTAATGGGCTTTTTTCATTATTTTTCTAATAAAAAAGAGCCTATTCACGCTAAACAGAATAGGCTGTGATCTGCTCTATTTTTCATTTTCAGACGGGAACGTTCAATGTTCTTCTGCACTGTTCCTTTTTTAATCCCCAATAACTGCGCTATCTCTTCGAATGACATGTTTTGCACAGAATGCATCATGAATATGTCTTTTTCTCTTTCTGTGAGGACGGAAAGGGCATCAGCGATTCTTTCCTTATCCCAATCGCTTACCTCTCCCTCAGCTTCTTGAACGATTGCATACTCTTCCGGCAGCGCATCAATTAAGCGTGGCTCAGCCAGAATCGTCCTTTGATATGCGTCTCTTCTGTCAGCACCTCGGCGTGCACCGGGCTGTCTTCCGTTCTGCAACCATTCAAGAGTGTACTGGATGTCACTGATCATGCTACTGATAATCTTTTTGTCGTTGAGTTGTTCAGCCGTCAGATTGACTTCAGCTGTATCTTTATAGAACCGATACATTTTTCTCGTTTCCCTTAAAGCTCGTTTGTATTCAATGATTAAATCCTGCATTCTGATTCCTCCCTTTATTTGCGCTTAAATGCGCCACCCTTGCCTCGTTTAAGTGTTTGCATGTTCGTGTTCATCATTTGTTGCCAGAAACGATCTGAGCGCTCCTGTTGCTTCTGTGATGGTTTCTTTTTGGGCTGTTTCATGTCTCACCACTCCTTTCACCGATAGTAATCGCGATAGACATCCAGATAGTTGCGAAATAAAAAAACGGACACCAATCAGAGCACAGTAATTCTGTGCAATGATCAGTGTCCGCAGGCTTTCCGTCTTGGACTTATTCAGTTAAAGCAGCACATATGTAGCAATGTTGCCGATGATTGCTGCGATACATATTGCAGTTAAGTGATTTCTAAGCTGTGAATCCTTTTCCTCTCCTATAACGCCGACAAGAGAAATTATCAGAACCAGCAGGAGAACTATTTTAAAGGTTATTATCACTCGCCTTCCCTCTTCTCTATATACTTATCAATATCTTGAAAAAACGCCGCGGCCGTGAATGCAATGATTGCTCCTATTAACGTGATGTTCGCTTTCATGTCCGGGCGGTAATCGTACTGGAAATAAAACCAGAATCCTAACCCTATCAGCAGAAAAACTATTCTCAGTGCCATTGTATCCCCCTTATTTGATATAAAATTTCGCTGATTCAAACGTACCGATATAGTTCCGTTTGCCGGAATCAGAATAGCAATCCAGCTGGATGACATAGGTTCCTTTCCCGGTTTTATTCCGAATCGTTTTCACGTTGAATGATTTCAGAGGCGTTGCCGTTTTGAAGCTGCCCCGCTGTACCAGATTCGTATCAGTCAGCCCGCCGCCGCTGCGCTTCTTGTAAACGCCTGCCGTGTAATAAAGAGTGCTTGATCCTTTCTTCTCTGCTTTCCAGTCCACTGTGGATGCGTTGGCCGTATAAGTTGTGGCGTCCGTAAACACCCGACCGCTGTACCCGGATTCATTTTGCCAGCCGGACCATGCTGCGGAAGCCGACGGCGCAACGGCCACCGCTCCCGTAAGTAATACTGCTGATAGAATGATTGATTTGAATAGTTTTTTCATAGTTCTTCCTCCTCCTCGTTGTCTTTAAAACCGTTAACATTATTTTCGCCTACCCATCCGCATTTACAGATATATTGAAAGAATGTCGGTTCGAGATAGCTCCTATTTAGGCACTTTCCTGTCTTAACGGAAAAGTCAGCAGACCACGCCTCTTGCACTCTCATTTTAATGCTGCTGTTCCCACATTCCGGGCATTCGGTGTATTCGCTCATTCCGCGCCCTCCTTAACCTGGTTCATCCTGCCAGTGAAATCTTCCTCACGCCTTAAATAATCTCGGGCGCTTTTGTAACTCGGAAACCATAAATACAACCTGTCACCGAGAAAATTAATTGTTAAATCAAAGTTGCCGTCTGCTCTTTCGTCTATGGTGTATGTGTAATTTCCTTCTTTCGCCGTCCACTTCTTCATTCCGCGCCCTCCATTCACGACATAACCCTTTAAAAGCGCCGTATTCAAGTCATCAGCGGACATGCTGTTGAGTGGTTCGAATAGTCCGTCCCATGGTGTCAGATCGCCTGATCTAATAACAAAATGCATGTAGACAAATTGACGTCTTGCAAATTCCTCGGGTTTATTACTGCCGCATGACCTTTCCACCATGTCGGGATTAGCTTTGGCCCGCATGAGAAAATAATCTTTCCCCTCCTCAATCGCCCAAGCTTGTGCCTCCGTGACTTCAACCTTATCGCTTTGTTTGTTTGTGATTTTCGCTTTTGTCATAATAGGGAACCATCCCAGTGGACGGGCTGGCCGTACGGATGAAATGATCGGGTTGTCGGTGTGGTTCATTCCGCGCCCTCCTTTGCTCTAATCTTGTATCGCGTTTTACAATCCTTGCTAACTTGTTTCAATTCAGCAGCGAAACAGTCGAGACAGATATTTTCTTGTTTTCTATGGTCACCGGTGTTTTGTTTTAGTTGCTTAACATCTGATCTAAACGCACACCTTAAAGGCTTTTCAAAGATAGGTGCAGTATTTTCATGAATATCTAATCCACAAGTTTCACAACATAAATTCCCCATATTATTTTCTCTCCCTTATTTCCGCCCGCCGACGGTATTTTGTAGAAATTCATGCACATGACACATCAGCAGCATGCCGCCTGTTTCCGGTCCGTGCTTTTCACGGAAGACAGCCAATGCTTGTTCGAAAGCCTGCCTGTAATCCTGTTTCATTGTTTTACCTCTGTACCGCAGGCATTCAAAGCCACTATGCAAATTGCCATTTGTGGCGTTTCGGCAATCGCTGTGAAAACGCGTTCCTCTGTCGGTATTACTGCAAGGTATGGCGCATAACTTCTGTTTGAATCCCTATCAATTTTCACATGTTTGAATTTCTCTACTACCAACCAGGCTTGATCAAGGTTTTCGGTCGGAGAAAATTGATCCGGTATGGTCATTTCTCCATCTTCTGTATAGGCAGATGTCACACCGATGTTAGGAAAGGTTTGAGTTTGCCAACCCATCACCTTTTCAGCAATCAATCGGTCAATTTCTCTTTTATTTTTCACGCTATTTCCTCCTCAGCGCCCATGCCGCGGCCACAATGCGGGCAACGGGCATCTGCGCGAATTTCTAAATCAAGTCTTGTATAATCGCAGTCCGGGCAATGGTATTCGATCATTTACTATCCACCCATTCATCAAAACTGTAGGCGTAATCAACGCTTTCAATGAAACCTATCTCCTTCGCCTTCTGACGGATCTTCATACATCCCTCATAGCTGTAAGCCCATATTTCTTTATAATCCCTCAGCTCGCCGCATTTCCCTGTTATGATGAACTTTCTAAAGCTGTTGACCAGTTGCCACATGTTGCCTCCATACGAAAAGCCGTTTGGACCACCGTATCCCAATTCATACGGATAAACGTCAGCCCCCGTGTAATCATCAACGAAGAACAGTTTTTTCTTAAACCTGAAATACGCTATCTGATTCTTTGACTTACAGTAGAAAGTACGTCTATCAATGCTTGCGATAAGCTTGATCAAATCGTTTATGTCATTCATGCGTTTTAATTGCTCTGCTGTTGCCATCCCTTAACCCCCGATCAAATTCGGTAGGACAGAGATAGCGCAGAAGATGAATGCCACGCATGCCCCGACCAGCCAGATATTTGTTTTATCCCGTTTAGCGATAATGGTATTGCCTATCATTTTTAGATCGTCAGACCGAGCGACCAGCGTATGGATGTATTCCGGGGGAACCTTCAAAAGCTCGGCCGCCTGCTCGACGGTCATTGCTTCGTCTTTTGTGGCCTTAACGCTCCGTTGCAGTTCTACTTGTAATGGCATCATTCTGCATCGCCCTCCATGTCAAAAACTTCAATCGGCGGCATTTCGCCAAGCATGTTGAATATGTCCTTTCTTTGCTCAATGAGACTCTTATCAATAACAGCCGTACTGTGCTTATTGATGATTCTGATTAAATCCTCACCAACGCTTTCAAATAATTTCAACGTGTCTTCTTTGTTGGATGTCATCTGATAGATTTTAGGAGTCATTGGAACTTTAAGGAACTGCAGTCCGGTTGTTACTTCTGATACGTTAATGTGATCAAACGCCGGGATAGCACAAAAGCGATATTTTCCCACTTGAATTTCATGACCAACTGCCGGAACCCAATGGCAGTCCTTCGGGTTACTTTTATTAATAAAAGCTAAATAGAACTTTTTTAACTGTTCATCTACTGTGATTTTCATTCCGCATCACCCTCCAATTCTTTGCCTTCAAGAAGCTCCTTCGCATATCGGGAATACCTTTGAATTACTAATTCAGGCGCCGTTCTCTCTGTTTTCATATTTGCGAACAGATGAAAGGCTTTTCTGAACCTGTCATTCTCTTTTGTAAGCCGGTGAATCTCTTCCTGAGCCTGACGGAACTGATTGACCGCAATTTTTTCCTGCCGGTGATGTTCCCGATTAATGGCCTGTTGCATGATTACCTCAGTGGCGAGCTTGTCTATTGCTATTTCCAAAGAGATTGGCATGGGCGTATCCGCTGCCCCTTTTGAAAGGGTGCAAATGTAAGTGCCTGTATATAAAACTTCACCGTTCGACAAGTTGATTTTGTATTCTTTCAAGACCGTTCCTCCCCCGCAGGGGAAAACCCCTGCTATTTGAATTTATGGCCGATCTCGTAATCACAACGAGCCAGGCCGCCTTTTATTGTTTGAATGATTGTTTTACCGTGTTCCGGGGCGTCCATTAAATGAGCAGTCCCTTCAGTACCATCTAAAACGATGATGCGGACTTTCCCCGGCTCGATGCTTTGCTGAATAGTTGTTTCATAGTTTTTTATTTCTGTTGGCTTGTTCACTCTGGCCGCCCCCTGTGCTATGATAGAAGTACCAGTTCATATCAATGCATCGGGGCCACGGCTTCGGTGTTTTTTGTTTTACGACGGCAGCCGCATTGTTACGCCAGCTGACGGTTTTAATTCCTCGTGGTAGATGATCGGATGCTTTTCGATGTATGCCGCCAACTGCTCCGGCGTCATTTTCCATTCCTTAACTGGTCCTGGCTTGTAGTGGTTGATTTTTTCTAGCATAGCGATAACCTTCTGAATTGATTTTTGGTATTTCTGAACCTCCAAGCTTTTTACAATCCGCTCCCATGCGGCTGGCGCATCGTCTGTATTCGGAACAGAGCGTCATGCAGGCCATGAGCTTATCTTCCTCCTGCACCCACAAGGGCCGATCGTCTGCGATTACCACGTTTTGCAGTGGTCTTCCCCGCCTTCCTTTTGAGTTTTTTCAGCTCGTCCAGCTCAATGAAGCCGAGTGCCTTATCCAGAGCCAGTACCTTCAGTGGTGTATCGTATAGGCGCTCATATAGCTTGCGTTTGATGGCAAATTCCTTTGTTTCCACGCCTTTGATGTCAATGACCTCGATGCTGCCATCCAAGTTATGAACCTCGAAGTCTGCAATATATTCAATCTTCCGAAAAGTTTTGCCGTTCTTTTTGAATGCCTCTTGCAGCAGGAACCTTGGCTGCAGCTTAAAATCTTTGATTTGCTTGCTCACCTTGAGCCATTTCAATTGCTCATAGTATTTGGCTTCGGCCCGGCTATCGAACGTAATGCCGTCCACCTGTGTTTTTCTGGCGCCGTACTTATTCGTTTGCATGTGCCGCCTCCCGAATAGCCTCGGTGATCGTTTGTTTCGTTTGGTGAATCAGCGCTTTTAATTCTTCGAAATTGTTCGCCTGCCCCGTTAAGATTTCCATGTTTAGGATTCGATTGCACGCAGACTCTAAATCCTTGAAATATCCAACTGGCTTGTACCCGACCTCGCCTGACGGATTGCCCTCTTTATCCTGCTTTTGAAATTCGATGCTCAAGATAACGTTCATTGGATCAGATGTAATTCTGTATTTACCGATGTCTAAATTCATTCTTCCGCCTCCATATCTCTGACTATTACCTTATCGGCCTGTTACCGCGTGCCGTCGTTACCTCCCGTCAATTTGTTCCCAATGATGAATCTGCTTTTCTTTGTATGGTGCCGTTAGTATGATGGCGGGCAGCAGAATAACCGCTTTAAGCACTGCGCATCAGCTCCATTTGTTTGATTTTTTCCTCAAGCACCCGGATAGCCGGGGTAAGGTCCTGACCGCCCGTTTGTTCAGCAGGCCCGAACATGTACATGCCGCCGGATGCCGTGAAACTTGCCTGTTTATCCATTCCTCAACCCTGCCAATCTATGATTTAATAGCATCCTGTCTCCCTCAATGACCACAACATAGTCGGCACACATTTCATAAAGCCGGGTGCCGAGCGCCTCGTCTATCTTTACGATTTGCTCGATATTCAATTCGCTTGAGATCAAGACTGGTTTATGGTTCAGATAGCGATAGTTGATGACAGAGTACGTTTGCTCGACCTGCCAATCAGTGGCCCGTGGCTTCCCGTTCAGAGGCTTGAACAGATCATCTATAAACAGGACTTCAACTTCTTTCATTCGCTTGAGCTTTTCTTCAAGCTTGTCAAAATCATCTTTCAGGTCGTTGAATCCTTCGACGTATGGGAAATACTGAACAGCGATATTTTTCGATTTGATCAGCTTGTTTGAGATTGCAGTAAGCAAATGCGTTTTGCCCGCCCCTGGCTGCCCGAGAAGGGCAATGCTGTTGTTGCGAGTACTGCGAATGTTATCGAATTCCTTGTAATATTCGACTGCTGTTTCATAGGTGACTTTTACCATTGCTGGCTTGCCCTCGGTTATGAAATTCTTGAATTGTAATCTTTCAAATTCCGGGGTAATGTCACTGGAGTTCATTAATTTCCGAATGCGACGGCGCTCGATGCACCCACATCGTACCCATATTTCATAGCCGTCCTTGTTTTCGATATAGCCGAGTTCGTCTTTGCAAGTGGGGCAGTCATATTCAACCTTTTCTTCTGAGGCGGCCGACTTGTCCGCCGAAAATTGAGCCGACCTGTCCTGAAGTTCTTTCATGACTGCCGCCATCGCCTCGTCCGTACTTTGTGTTCTGTTGTTTGTTGGCATACTGCTGTTTCTCCTTTCTTTTCTGGCTGAATGGGTTTGATAGGATCGTTTCGATGTAATTCAGATTGACGTTGTTGCCCTTGTTTCTGAAAGCCAGTTTCATTGCCTCCATGACTTTCTCTTCGCCGTAATCTTCCACCATATAGTCGAGCCGTTGAACCTCCATCGGGCCAATGGTACGGGCTGTTCTGTTTTCGAATAGTTCAAATGCGTTTTTCATTTTTTCGTCAACCTCCTGCTGTGCTTCTGGCATTGCCGCCGGGTCTTTCTTCTTGTTGTAATTTCCTAACTGTATGTACTCGGCATAATTCAACACCGTCACAATGAAACCGCGTTTTTGCGGCAGCCGGTCTAGTTTCAAATACTCTTGCTTTACCATCCGATCTAACGAGTATTTGATCTGATCAGAAGACCAGTTGAAGCGTTTGGCTAAATCTACAAGCTTAACAATTGTCTGTCCGAGCTTTAGTTCTTGGTCTGCCCTGTACTCCGCCCGTTTGAATAAATAATCGTATATTGTCTCATCTCGTGAATCTTTAAATGGCAGGCGGGGCAGGACCACATACCCCAAACCTTGCATATCCATGCCGCTCACCTACTTCCTTTCACACAGTGCTGTCATGCCGCTGATGCGGACTAAACGTAAGCCAGGTTCATTTGTTCTGAGATAGCCTTCGACATAATCACGGAACAGTTGGGCGCGATTTGGTGTCCCTTCCGTCATCCACTTGTAACAGAAAGGGATGCCTACCTTAATCAAATGGGATGTCATTTTCACTAATATCAACAGGCTTACCACCAAAAGGATCAGCATCCTGCGCACTTGGTTTTTCTGCCTGTTGTTCAGATTCACTCAAAAACTGATTTCCGCCTAAATCTAAAACATTTTCGTCATATACTGACTGGGCTTCTGCTGTTA